GCGTCATCGTAATCTTCAAGCCACGTTGACGAAATTAACCCCACGCGCCTGCATTCAAGCGCCATCGCATCCGCCGCGCGCACGACTGCGCGCAGGGTGTCGCGCTCGGCCAGCAGCGCCGCCTCCCGGCTGCCGCTCATGCCTAGCAACCGGGCCTGTTCCTCGCTCTCGCGCTGCGCCGCGTCGCGCTCGGCCTCGGCGCGTTCGGCGCGGTCTAGCAGCCCCTCAATGCGCCGCATGAAATCCTGACGCCCGGCCCGGAGCGCGGTGAGTACGTTGCATACATCGTCCCGCTCTCGCGCCAGCCGTTCCAGCGCGTCGGCGTCTTCGACGCGCTCCACGATTTGGCCGTGATCGCGCAGCCTCGCGCACAGTTCTGCGATTGGGTCGGCAGCCGGGCCATCCGTCTCCGCTTGCGCAGCCTCGGCGTCAGGGCGCCCCGCTGATGGCGTAGCTGCCGGCTGATGGTCGAGCGATGGCGGCATCGCTCCGTAGTTCGGGCACTGGTAGGCCAGCTCCCGCGGCGCGCACGCTGCTTGCGCCGCGCGGTAGCCTGCGGCGTAGCCGGCGCGGACACAATCGCGCCCCATCGCGGTCAGTGCAATCGTGCCGTGGTCATACTCCACAGCAGCCAACAGGCACTCCTCGTCGCTCAACTCACGCACGGCCCATCCTCCTGTTCAGTGCCGCCCTGACCACGGACAGCGAAATCTCCTCGCGGATGATGTCGCGCTGCGCGCGTCGCTCGGCGGTGCCAGCGGAGTAGGCGGCGTCGGCGGCGGCGTAGGCGGCGGCGGCGTAGGCGGCGTCGGCGGCGGCGTAACCGGCGGCGGCGTAGGCGGCGGCGGAGTAGGCGGCGGCGGCGGCGGCGGAGTAGGCGGCGGCGGCGGCGGCGGCGTCGGCGGCGGAGTAGGCGTCGGCGGCGGAGTAGGCGGCGGCGGCGGAGTAGGCGTCGGCGGCGGCGTAGGCGGCACGAGACTCGTCGCAGTCGGCCTCGCGCAGCGCGCAGTCGATGGCCCATGCACACGCAAGTTGCGACTCTGGCGGCACCAAAGGCCACACGCGCAGCGCGAACAGACCGGCGCAACGCCGAGTGTCGATGTTCAGTTCGCGCAGCAACCAAAGCATCCAATCAGTGTTGTCGCACTCGTGCCACGCCTGTTTCAGCGAGCGAGCGTCAACCCATTCAATCGCTGCATCGCAGGCGCCTAGGGCGCTTAGTTGGTCGGCGAAGGTCATGCCTTGTCCCCCCGCCTCGCGCGGGCAGCGTCCATCAACAGATACCCGCAGTTGGCGTCGTGCCCTTTGCTAGGATCGTAGGGCTGCCGCAGTTTCCCCGAATCACAAAATGGGCAGCCATGCGGATCGCGCGCAATTGCCCGCACGATGGCGGCGAGCGTGTCCCGCTCTGCCCTCAATGCCCGAAACTCGGCTTCGCGCAAGTCATCGCCCACCTTCCATTCGCGCAATTCGTCCCGCTCGGCCCGCAGGCGATCGAGGGCGGCGGCGCGATACAGCGGCACGCTGTACCGATCAGCATCGCGAGCGTCCGCTTCCCATCCGCCGCCGCGCCCCCGCATTTCAGGCGAAGTCAGTCGTCTCTTTTCGACAGCAGACATCGTGACAAGCAGGCTTGGCGTTGCCCATGCTACGGGCAGAGGGTCGGCAGCCGGGTCCGTCACCGAGGCCGTCGCCTCTGAGGGCGCAGCGGTAGCGCCATCGCCCTCTCCCTTCATGGTCGCTTCCATTGCTTCGAGCGCAAGCTGCACAGACTTTGCCGGTGCCCGGTCGCAGCGCTCGCAATAATAGTTGTCGGCCAGTTCGTCGGCCAGTGCGTGCCCGCGCGCCGCATCCGCCTGCGCCGCTTCGAGCGCGGCGAGGATGGCGATAATGTCGTGCGACTGCGATAGCCACGGATACTTGTTTGCGTCCGCGCGCAGCCGCGCCGCGGCGGCGGTGAGGGTGTAGTCATTCATTGCCATACCTCCCATATCGCCTGTGGGTCTTTGTCCGCACGTTGCTTGGTCTTGTAGCGCGTAGTACTGTAGTAGTACGCCCGTTGCTTCGATTTGCGGTCAGCGCACACACACGCCTTGCACTGCGAGTGCAACACTGCCTTGCCGCGACTGTGGAAATGCTCGCGCGTCGCCGGGAACCACGCCATGCACTTGCAGCAACGCTTTTCATGCGCGCCGTCAACGATCCTGTTCGCCTTGGGGCGCAGATATCGCATGGCCGGGTCTGCCCACACTGATTTGCTCACGCCGCCTCCCTGAACTCGACGCCATGCTCGGCCCCGAACGCGGCAATCAGTTCCATCAAGTCCGACATTTCCTGCCTCGTCAGTTGCGACGTGTGGACGCCAACGGCCACGAAGCCCCCATCGACACCGGGCACCAATCGTTGCTTGCGCAAGGCGGCGGTCAACACGTCCTTCCATTCGTGTGCGCTCAACTTCTGGCCGTGCCAGTTGAGCGATTCCAGCTCGTGCAGCATGGCCCACATACGGGCATTTTGTTCGACGGAACGCTTGAGGCCGCGCCCGCACGTTGGGCAGCGCCCGTCCTTCACTGGATCATCCCCGCGAGGATCAGTCCGCCGATGATGACGGCGACGACGAACACCGCCCTGTCCGCCAGTACCGCGAAATCCAGATCAAGCGGCCTTTTCATGGAGCGCCCCCGGATGGTAGGAGTTCTTTGCCTGCCAGTACGTCAGCAGGCCGGAAAACATCGCCAGCCCCGCCCGCAGATCATCGGCGCCCGCCTCTACGAACGACGCGGCCGGCGTGTCGCGGGAAACGTACAGAATCCCGCACCGCGCGCCCGGGACGCCCAAGCCATGCCGGTACGCGGCGAGCTGCATCAGATGCTCGTCGTACAAGCCGCGCGGCGCCTCCCCGTCCTTGGTTTTCACGTCGATGACCCAGGACGCGCTATGCAGGTCGCACTTGCCGCCGAATCCGTCTGGGTGAGCGAATGACCGTTCGGGGAACCAGTTTTGCGGGCCGCATTGGCCGTCGATCACTCCACGCGCGGCTTTGACCCAATCCCACCAATCCGGGTCGGGCGCCTGCCCACGGTATGAACGTTCGATGGCGCCGTGAATCTCCTCCCCTACGTCGCGGGAGTGTTTGGACGATTCCTGCCAATCCTTTTCCACGCGAGCGAGCCATGCGCCCTCGGTTTCGCCGTCGTTGCGGGGTAGAGTGAGCGCGGCCAGCAACACTTGGTTGCGCTTCCACTTCTCCAACTGCGGCGCGGACGCGCACCGGATAATGGCCGTCACGGACGGGACAAGGGCTAACTCCCGCGCGTCGCGGAGCGTGGTGTTGCGTTCCTTGCCGTTCTTGCCGACTATCGTGTAGGCCGGCGTGCCGTCTAGCCTGTACCAATGGCCGGCGCTGTTGGCAAAATCGTTGCTTGCTACCATTCTTCGGCCTCCTCGCGCGTCATAAAGAAGTGAATACCGTGCGTGCATTCGACGCGGATATCGTCGTCGTACTTGTCGGCGTGCGTGATTTCGCCAACGGAGTAGGCTGTAAGCTCGTTGTGCAGTCCGTATGCCGTTCCTGGTTTCGTGCTGCCTTCAATGGCGAGCGTACGCACGAACTCTGCCCGACACTTGCGCCCGACAAGCGAATTGCAGCGGTGAGCATCTGCCGGAATCTCAATCTTGATTACGCCTTGGCGCGTTTTCTTCCAAGCGATGAACGCGCCTTGTTGCGGGACGATCAAAAAGTGCGGGAGACTAGCGCCCTGCAAGTTCGCGCCCCGCAAGTTCGCGCCCCCCAAGGTCGCGCCCTGCAAGTACGCCCACCGCAAGTTCGCGCCCTGCAAGTTCGCGCCCCGCAAGTTCGCGCCCTGCAAGTACGCGCCCCCCAAGGTCGCGCCCTGCAAGTACGCCCACAGCAAGTTCGCGCCCTGCAAGTTCGCGCCCCACAAGTCCGCGCCCCGCAAGTTCGCGCCCCGCAAGTTCGCGCCCCCCAAGGTCGCGCCCTGCAAGTACGCCCACCGCAAGTCCGCGCCCTGCAAGTCCGCGCCCTGCAAGTCCGCGCCCTGCAAGTTCGCGCCCCGCAAGTTCGCGCCCCGCAAGTTCGCGCCCCGCAAGTTCGCGCCCCCCAAGGTCGCGCCCTGCAAGTTCGCGCGCACGCCGCCACCCTCGCCCAATACCCACTTGCGATGATCCTTGAGAATGGCGTCCAATTCGTCATGCGTGTACGTTTTCATCATCGCTCGCGTATGGGTGCCCTACTCGCTGCGTCCGTTCGGCACCGAGAAGCTCCCTTAGGAGTGGTCTTGCCTCCCGGCATCCGCTTTCGGGCGTTGTTCTAGAACGGAATGTCATCTTCGAAATCGTCGCCCCCGGCCTTGACCGGCGTCGGCGGGGCGCCCCGGCTCACTTCGGCCCATTCCGGCGAATTCATGATCATTTTCTTCAGGCCGTCCGAAATCCCCTCGAACGTGGTCATATTGAACGCGCCGGGTTCGAGGCTGAAGTACGCCAGCTCATTGACGCGCGGCGGGGCTTCGACACCCTTCGGCTTGCCCATGATCCCGGTTACGCGATGCTTGCCGTTGTCCGTCTTGGTGATACTGACCATGCACACCTTGTCCAACAGGTTGCGCTCGTCGAACCCCTGCAGCTCCTCGTGCGTGAATTCCCGGCCGCGCCAGTTCACGAGGTCAGCGCGCAGGTTGGCCTTCTCCGAGAGCGAGGTCGTGTAGAACTTGGACACGACGAACGGGCGCCCGTCCTCCATGAGCGTTTCCGGCAGCTCCCAACGCAGCACGCACTGCCGGCGGATGTTGGTCTTGCCCTGGTACTCGCTCTTTTGCGTCCCGATGTCGATGATCCCGACGCACCGGGCGAGATGGACGCCTACGGGGGCATCCTGAAAACTGCCGCTAGATTCTTTCCACATTGCCGTTCCCTCCGTTGACCTTGCGATAATCCAACCCGCACCCCCAACAGAGCATTTTGGCGTCCGCCTTGGACAGCCCGAGGCGCACTGACAGGGTGATGATGCGGGTCAATTCGTACTCCGCTTCTTCGCGCCAGTCGCATTGACGGGCGTCGATGGTTTCTTCGCTCATGCGCGCACCAGCTTCCCGTCTTTGTCGCAGCGATACGCGACGTTTGGCTCGATCCCATCTTCGCCTACGTAGCCGGTAGTAATGCGATAGCGGTCTCCGTCGTGCCATTTGACTTGCACGATGCCCCTGTTGCCCGACGTGCTGGTGCCATAGTCGCCCGACGTGCTGGTGCCCCCGTCGCCCGACGTGCTGGTGCCACAGTCGCCCGACGTGCTGGTGCCCCTGTGGCCCGACGTGCTGGTGCCCCTGTAGCCCGACGTGCTGGTGCCACAGTCGCCCGACGTGCTGGTGCCCCTGTCGCCCGACGTGCTGGTGCCCCTGTAGCCCGACGTGCTGGTGCCACAGTCGCCCGACGTGCTGGTGCCACAGTCGCCCGACGTGCTGGTGCCCCTGTAGCCCGACGTGCTGGTGCCACAGTCGCCCGACGTGCTGGTGCCACAGTCGCCCGACACCACAAGCGACCCGATGACGGCACGGGCCATAGAATCATGCGCCATCAGGTAATCCGTGGCGGCCTTGCGGTCGCCCACGAAGCGCACGACACAGCGCGGAAATTTGACCTTGCCACCGAGGTCGATGATCGTGTCCGCATCGACTGCGACGACCATCCATACAGCGTCATAGTCCCATCGGAACAGGCTGCCATCGCCATCGCCGTGCAAGGCGCCATGCAGGCCGCCGCCGCATTCTGGCGTTGGGTTCCAATCGGGCGCGACCACTTCGGCGCCTACCGTCAGCGGCCACCGGAAGCTGTTGTAACTGCCGCCGTCCTTGTTGCACGTCCGCAGTACCAGAACCTCGCTCATGCCACCTCCTGATTGGGGCGATACCGGGGCCACGCATACACTTCGGCCAGAATAGCGTTGACGTCCCGGCTAGATTGTTCGGTGCGCGCTTCCGGCCACACGAACCCGTCGCAGTGCAGGACTTCGACCTCGAACTCGTCACCCCCGCACGGCGGGAGGTCGTTGACGATGCTCACGACGTACCCGTTGGGATACAGCACTTGCGCCAAGAACCCCCCGACGCCAAGCGGATGCGGGTAGAAATCGACGCACACAACGCTAGGCGGGTAGGGGTACATGACGGGATCGCGGAGGGAGTGGTAGTCGGCGTCGCGGTCTAGACCAGCGCAGTGCCGCCGCACGTTTACGCCCGCTCGGCCACGTTGTGCGCGTAGTGCCGCGCTTCCTGCCGTATGGCGTCCTCGACCGCGACCCAACGCTCGGCGTCGGTCATGTCGGGGGCGGCGCAGGCGGCCTTGACCGCATCCAGGACGGGCCAGACATGTTCGTAGAGGCCGGCGTCCCAAAACTCCGTGCGCCCGGACAGGACGTTGCAATACACGTCCGCGTACACGTCCGCGCGGTAGGCGTGCCCGTTAAAGAGGGCGTCGCCTTCGGCCGTTGCCTTGCTGATTTCGGTCATTTCGCCTCTCCTAACCGCCCCGCCCCCGCAGGGCCAATGTCTAGAAGCTTACATCAGAATTCTGACACGCGCAAGAAAAAAGTGTGGGTATTTTGACACCAGCCGACGAACGGTAGGTTTGACCTACTTAAACGGTCGTTTGCACGTCTGGCGATATCAATTTCCCGATAAGACTGGTATCGATTTTCGGCCGAATCCGGAGTTGTGTTATGCTGGTGTCCATTTTCTGACCCCCGTAGCTAACCTGCATATTATTTCACGGCTAACCAAGGGCTGTCAATAGAACGATGGTTCGGCGGGCGGCGAAGATAGACGGGAACCATGGGGAAATTGTCAAGGCATTACAAGCGGTTGGCGCTGTCGTGCAGTCCCTAGCGGCCGTGGGTGAAGGGTGCCCCGACCTGCTAGTGGGCTACCTGGGCGTCAATTTCTTGATCGAAGTCAAGGATGGGTCGCTGCCCCCCTCGGGGCGACTGCTGACCCCGAAACAGAAATCGTGGCACGCGGCATGGAAAGGCCGGGCGTGCATAGCAAACAACGTAGCCGATGCGTTGCTAATCATCGGCGCGGTTACGAATAGGGAAGGGTCAACCGACCGAACGACGTAACCGGATGGGCTACTAGAACGTGCCGCAGGTAGCAGCGTGGGTGTCAGATGCCAGAGCGCGCGGCGGGGGCCGAAAGGCCCTGTCTCAATGACAGTCTGGCAGACGTTCCGAGGGTGACTGACTCAGGGACAGACACGGTTCCCCGCTCGTTCGGGTGGGGGGTCGTCCGTCCGAAAGGCTCGTGATCTAGGGACAGGGTGGGTACCGAAATGTCAGAAATAGCAGAGGTTGTCCTGACAGGAAGAAATGGTGATTTGGTATTCGACCCGCAAATGATTTCGGCGCTGCAATCGAAATGGGCAACGCGGGACGTGATGGCCGAATTGCTGCGTGCCCGTTTGTGGTTGCTGCGGTATCCGGCCCGCCGTCCGGCGAACCTCTGGCGGTTTGTGGATAACTGGTTGAAGAAAGCGCCCGCCGTGGTTCGGCCGCAGACGGTCGTCAATGCGTGGTGGACGAGTGACGATCGGACGATTCAGCAGGGCCATGCGTTGGGGCTGTCGGCCCGCCCTGGTGAGTCAATGGCGCAGTTCCGGGAGCGGTTGAGCGAGCGGATACGGGGGTCCGATGGAAAGGCAGCTTGATGATTGGGAGCGGATCGCCGATGACTATCGGACCAAGCTCAAGGCGTTATGGCAGGAGGCCGATGCCTCGGGCAATTGGGCCCAATTCGGGGCGGCGATGAATAGCGTCTTTGTCGAGCTGGTCGTGTCTATGGGCCGGGAGGTGGCGCCCGAGGTCGTCAAGGGATTTGCGCAGCTCGTGGCGGTTGGCCTGACTATGATGGAGCAGGCGCAGGCAAACGAGAGGTTGCATTGATCGAATATCTCCTGCTGGCCCTGGAAGTGATCGGCGCGGCTACGGTCGTGTTCGTCCTGTTCGTGCTGTACCTGCTGGCGGTCGGGCGCCTTGGCATTCGCCGGCAAACGCTGATCGACAAGGGCGACGGGACGTTTGACGTGGTGAAGGACGAAAGGGTGGGGCGTCAAGACTCGTGGAAATAGTTGAACGTGCCCGCCGCATGGCCGAGGTTGCTCGGCAGCGCGAGGGCAAGCGGGCGACGACGGCGGCGCAAGAGCTGGCGGCGCTGCGGGAGAGGGAACCGGAGTTTGCTGCGTTCGTGGACGAATACAAGGGCTTCTTTGGCGGCCGAGTGTCGATCATTGAGGACAAGGTAACGGGCAATACCTACGGGCGCCGCGACTATGAACGGGAGTACGTTGCTCAACCGGGGCTAAGAAAGAAAGTCAAGCGAGTCTAGGAGGGAAGAATGAACAGTAGCTTTGAGCTGTCGTTCGACAACCACGGCGCTTTCCTGACGCTATTATCGGGCGAGCGGATGGTGGGTTATATCTACCTGTCCAACGAGGCGTTGGAGTTCGTGGCGCAGGTCGTCAACGACCGCCGGCCGGCCCCGGTGCCCGTTGTGCCGCCCGATCCCGAAGAAATCCACGGGGATGCGTAAGTGGATTGGGGTGAAGCGTACATCCTGATGACAATGGACATGAAGGCCGCGCACGCCGCGGCGCTCTCGGGGCGATGGGAGGATGCGGCCATGTACGCCCGTTCGGCGGCGAGTTATGCCCTGCTATTCGAGCGTGCGGTCGATGAGCGACAGGGCGGAGGGGACGAGTGAGCTTCGTCTACCTAGCCTCACCCTACACGCCGCACAACGGGGAAAGCATTGACGAGCGGGTGACGGAGGCGTGCAAGGCGGCGGCGAGCCTCATGCGCTCCGGGCTGTCTGTGTTTTCGCCCATCGTCCATTCGCACTACGTTGCCGATCACCTGACGCCAGAGGCGCGCTTAGACCATGAGTTCTGGATGCGTCAGGACTTGGCGATCCTCAAATCCGCCTCGCAGCTCTATGTCCTGATGCTCCCCGGCTGGCGGGCGTCCAAAGGCGTGTGCCGCGAGATTGCCGCCGCTCGGGCGGTCAACATTCCCGTTACCTACATGGACCCATGAGCGATTCCGAAAACTCCATCCTTACCGAAGCGCAGGGCTTGGTGCATGGCGACCGGCAGCAGTCCTACGGGCACCCGTATGCAGACTTCTCCCGGACGGCCGCGATGTGGTCGGCCATTCTGGGGGTTCCGGTCGAACCGGAACAGGTCGGGCTGTGCATGATCGCGGTTAAGTTGTCGCGTGAGGTCAACAAGCACAAGAGGGACAACCTGACCGATATCGCCGGCTACGCCGAAACCGTGCGGATGGTGCAGGAGGTTGCCGGGAGGGATGCGACGTGAGCAAAGTTACAAAGCGAGTCTACGATGCCGTTTGGGATGCCGGGGAACCCATCGGGCGGGCCAAGATAGCCGAAGCGACCGGGCTGGGCCTGACCACGGTCGGCAACGCGCTAACGGCCATGCGCGTGTGGGGCTACGTCAGGAGCGAAGGACACGGCTACACGGCGCGTTGGACGCCTGTAGGCGGGCGGGTCGAGATACCAGGAACGCGCCGGGGGATGCACCCCAACACGATCAAGGCGCGGCTTGCAGCGACCGAGGAGCGCAGGCGCAGACGGGCAGATCGGGGCGGCAAGGGGCTAGACGCTTCGGCCCTGTCTGCGGCGCTCGGCTATAACTGCTATCAAGCCCCTAATCCATGATCTAATTGCGATGGGCCAGATTGTCCTCTATTTGCACGCCCGTTGGGAACGCGAAGGCAGGCCGATCCCTCAAGGCGTTGGCTGGCGATGTAGCTACATCGCGCTGCGGGCGGCGCTTCAGGCGCAACGAATCATGTCATGGTTTAGGCGGGGAGTGCGGGTGAAAGACAAGAAAGCCGAGATGCCGGAACAGAAAGCCAAGCCGGCGCCCTCGACGCTCGGCAAAAAGCCCAAGACGCCACAGCACAAGGGGCAGCTCCTAGGGCGCGTGGAGCGGTTGCTTAAAAATCGTGGTTGTTGAGAATCGTTCGCAATTGGATTGCCTTGTCTGCGATAGTTAATGCGAATCGTTCTCATTTGTATTCAATAGACTAGGCAAAGAGCTATGGCAGCGCCGCTTGGCAACCAATTCGGTGCAAAGGCGAAGGAATGGGAGCAATCGCTTAAACGTGCGATGGCTCGCCGCGCCGAGGGCGACTTCCGCCAGACGCTCGACAAGATCGCCGAGCGGGTGATCGACAAGGCGCTAGAGGGTGAAGAAAAGGCGTGGCGCGAGATTGCTGACCGCATGGACGGCCGCGCGGTGCAACAGATTGCCGGCGCCGAGGGTGGGCCGATAGAAGCTGTGTTCCGTTGGGCGACGGAACAGAAATAGTTATCCCGTACTCGCCGCGCCCGCTGCAGCTGGCGGTACACGAGGCGCTAGACCAGAAACGTTTCGGCGTCCTGGTCTGCCATCGGCGGTTCGGGAAAACTGTGCTGGCGGTCAATCAGCTCATCAAGGGCGCATTGACGTGCCGACTGCAACGCCCGCGCTTTGGGTACGTTGCCCCCACGTTCCGGCAAGCCAAGGCAATAGCGTGGGATTACTTGAAGCACTACAGCCGGGCTGTGCCGGGCATGACGGCCAACGAGTCCGAGCTGCGGGTGGACTTCCCGAACTCCGGCCAAGTGCGATTGTTCGGGGCGGACAACCCGGACGCCATGCGGGGGCTGTACTTCGATGGCGTGGTCGCCGACGAATTCGGGCTGATGCAGGGGCGAACGTGGGATGAAGTCTTGCTCCCGGCGCTCACTGACCGCAAGGGATGGGCTGTGTTCATCGGCACCCCAAACGGGCGGAATCGCTTTTGGGAGCTGCGCAACGAGGCCGAGGCCAGCCCCAACTGGCACCTTGCGACGTACAAGGCCAGCGAGACTGGCGTCATCGATGCGGAGGAGTTGGAACGCCTGCGCGGGATGATGAGTGAGGATGCTTATGCGCAGGAGTTCGAGTGCTCATTCGAGGCCAGCGTCAGGGGCGCCGTCTATGCAAAGGAAATGGCCTTCGTCCGAGAGCAAGGACGAATTGGTGAGGTCGCTTGGGAGCCATTGCTGCCCGTGCATACGGCGTGGGATTTGGGACATAACGACAGCACGGCGATTTGGTTCATCCAGATGCACGATGGTAAAGCCCGCGTTGTGGACTATTACGAGGGAAGCGGAGAATTCCTCGGCCACTACGTCAACGTCCTCAAGAGCAAGCCGTATACGTTTGGGCGGCACATTCTGCCGCATGACGTGCAGGTTGTTGACATTTCGGAGCCGACTGGCAGAAGCCGACTTGAAATCCTGAAAAGCCTCGGGGTGACGGCCGAGGTCTGTCCCAAGCTATCGCTTGACGACGGGATCGAAGCAACGCGGATGTTCTTGAAGCGCGCGTGGTTCGACGACAAGCGCACCGCTCGCGGCCGGGACTGCCTACAGAACTACCGGCGCGACGAGAACACACGGACGGGCGAGCTGCAATCGACGCCGGTCCACGATTGGGCAAGTCACGGAGCAGATAGCTTTCGCATGGCGGCGATCGCCCTGCGCGACGAGGAGGCGGCAGATAAGCCGCTGCCGATGAATTTCCGATGGGTGGTCTAGGCTAATGGCAAAACCGCGCAAGATGACGGACGAGGACGTTGTCGCCGCCATCGACTCCGAGCTTGACCTTGCCCGCGCGCAGCGGGATGGCACGCTTGGCACCGAGCGCAAGCTTGCCTATGACTACTATTTCGGGAAGGAATTCGGCAACGAGGTTCCGGGGCAGTCGCGCGTAGTCAGTCAGTTGGTCATGGAGGTTGTAGACAGCCTCATGCCAGACATGATGCGCATCTTCTGCGGCGGGGATAAGGTGGTCGAGTTCGTCGCCCGGCGCCCCGAGCATGTCGAGCTGGCCGAGCAGGCGACCGAAACCTGCAACCACGTCATCTTTAGCGACAACAACGGCTTTACGTTGATCCACGATTGGATCAAGGACGGGCTGCTGCAAAAGACAGGTGTCGTCAAGTATTGGTGGGAAGAAAGCGTAGACGTTGAGGAGAAGTCTTACGAAGCCCTGACTGTCGATCAGGTGCAGATGCTCATTGCGGACGGCTACGAAGTGGTAGCCGCCACTCCGCGCCCTGACGTTGTATTGAGTACGACGGCACCGCCCGTCGTGCAAGGCCAGCCATCGGACCCCTCCGCCGGCGGTATGGCCCCGGCAGGTGGAATGCCTGCCACCCCCACGCCCGAAGTGCCGGTTGATATTACTGTCCGCAAGAAAGTGACGGCCGGCCATGTCTGCATTGAGTCCGTGCCGCCTGACGAGTTTCTGGTGTCCGTCAAGGCGCGTGGCCCGGACGTGCAGGCGTTGCCAATGTGCGCCCATGAGGTCAAGAAAACGCTTTCCGACCTCGTTGACATGGGCTTGTGTTCGGTCGCCGAGGCGCTTGACCTGCCCTCGGGCGAGGCGCATGGGCCGGTTGACAATGACGTGGCGCAGGCCCGCGCCGACCGCGTTGACGGCGAGCTTAACAACAACGACAGCGAGGGGAGCGATCCCATGCTGCGCGAGGTTGTGCTGGCCGAGGTCTACGCGCGCTTGGACGTGGACGGCGACGGGATCGCCGAGCTCGTCAAGTTGTTCAAGGTCGGGGACGTGGTGCTAGGCGGGGTCCAAAAGACTGACCGCATCCCGTTCGCGGTCCTGACGCCCAAGCTCATGCCGCACGAGTTCTACGGCGTGTCCGTCGCAGATGACGTGATGGACTTGCAGCTCCTTAAGTCTGCCCTCTGGCGTCTACAAATGGACAGCCTGTACGCGGCCCTCTACCCGCGTCAGCAAGTCATTGAGGGTCTGGTAACTAAGACGACCTATGCCGACCTGCTAGAGCCGGGGCCGGGGCGCCCGGTGCGTGTCAAGGGCCAGAACGCGGTCACGCCGATGGTTACGCCATATGTCGGCGATGCGGCGCTGCCGATGCTCGAGTTCATCGAGCAGGAGCTGGAAGGGCGCTCCCCGGTCAATCGCCAGTATCAGGGCTTGCCCGACAACGCGATCAACAAGACGGCGACGAGCGCGACCATCGTTGCCAATCGCTCGCAGGCGCGGACGGAACTCATTGCCCGTGTGTTTGCAGAAACCGGGTTCCGCGAGTTGTTCCGGGGGATTCTGTGGCTCTTGGGCAAGTACCAGGCGCAGCCGAAGATTGTGCGCCTGTCAGGTTCGTACACCGCAATTCACCCGGAGGCGTGGAAGAACGAGTACGACATGAGCATTAATGTCGGCCTCGGGTTGGGCAACAAGGCCGAGCAACTGATGTTGCTCAACAACATGGCCCAAGCGCAGGCGATGGCGGCGCAGAACGGCGGAATGGGGGTGCTTGTCACCCCGAAGAACATCTACAACCTGCAAGCCAAGATTGCGAGCCTTTCGGGCTTCAAAGACCCTGACCAATTCTGGTCGCGTCCGCCCGACAACTGGCAGCCGCCGCAACCGCCGCCCGATCCTGCCGTGCAAGTGGCGCAGATCAAGGCGCAGACGGATCAGGCCAAGCAACAGGCCGAACAGCAGGCGGACGTGCAGAAGTTCGCGGCTACGCAGCAGCTAGAGGCGCAACGCCTCGCGGCCGAGACGGCGGCCAAGGAACGTCAGGCCGAGCGCGAAGCGGCGTTGAAGCGCGAAGAAATGCAGATGACGCTGCAAGTGCAGGCGGCGAACGACGCGCGGCAGGCCGAACTGGATAAGCAAAAGGCGGCGTTGGACATGCTCAAGCTGGAGACGGAATACGCCTTCAAGCGTTGGGAAACCGAGTTCAACGCGCAGACGCAAGTGCACGTCGAGGGGATGCGTGGGCAAGCCGTCGCCAGCAAGGAGGGTGCGAACGGATCGCTGGCCGGCGCCCTCGAGCAGATGAAGGAATTGATTAGCGCGCCGCGTGAAATCGTGCGCGACAAGATTACCGGGAAGGTCGTTGGCTCGCGCGTCAGGCGCACACAGCAATAACGGGGATAACCATAGATGGCGACATTCAACAAGTTCAATCAGTTTGTCGAGGATTTGGGCGAGGCCGTCCATAACTTTTCCTCGCATTCGTGCAAGGTGATGCTGGTCAATACCGCGCCGGTCGCCACAAACAGTGTCAAGGCCGACCTGACGGAGATTTCGGCCGGCAACGGCTACAGCGCGGGTGGTAATACGGCGTCGATTACGTCCTGGTCACAGTCGTCGGGTACTGCGAAGCTGGTATTGGCAGACCCGGCGACGTGGACAGCGAGCGGGGGCAGTATTGGCCCGTTTCGGTACGCGGTCCTGTACAACGACACTCCCACGTCACCGGCCGATCCTCTCATCGGCTATTGGGATTACGGGTCGAGTGTCACGCTTGCTGCGGGCGAGACGTTCACGGTTGACTTCGACGCAACGAATGGCGTGTTCACCATCGTCTAATGCCGCGCAGGTTACGAGTAGCGTTCGCCGCGCAGCAGTTCTTGACGTTGCCGGCTGCGTCCGGGACGTTCACGCGGACGGGCCGGGCGGCGACGCTGGATTACGTCCCTAACCAAGTCATTGCGGACACTTGGACAAGGCTGGATACGGGCGGGTACACCAGCGGGAATACTAGAGCAGGGCCGCAGATTACGCAGGGCTGGACTACGCCAGCGATGGACACCACGCGCGGGTATATTTTCCTGTCGCAGGGCTATCCTGCGTTAGGCGCGAACTTCGGTAACTTTTTCTTCAATACCAGCCTAGGCTATTGGGAGCGGACAAACACCATATCGAACGATTGGCACCGGAACATGGGTGCGATCAGTGAAAACTACGATATGACGTTTGACCCGGACAATAACTGCTTCTGGCGTGGCAGCGGCGGGCCGTTCGGTGGAAATCCACTGATCCCGGCGGGGCAGAACTATCCTAATCCGTGGCTGGGCGATGGCAAGTACAACGTGGCAACGGATGAATGGTCCACGCCGTGGCCAGTGCATGACAGTACGTGGACGCCGCTCCCCGGAGACACTGGTTATTGGGGGAATGGGCCGGGGTATTACACAGGGCGTCACTGTCTGGACGGCTTCGATAGCTGTATGCGGTGGCATGGCGGCTATCTGTACCAGTGGGGCGGTACGTCTGTCGGCGGCGCGCAAAACATGAAGCGGCTTGACCTGACGACGGGGACGATTACAACGCTGGTGTCATACCCGAATGTCCCGCCGACAGATGGTGAAACACGGTCAGGTCAATATCTGCGCGGCGGTATTGATTCGCGGACCAATCTGGCGTACCAGTTCGCCAACGAGATGGCGTACTACACGTACAGTCTGACGGCGGGCGGTACGGCGTGGACGGCGGTGACGACAACGGGTACGCGCCCGCAGGTTGGCCCGCCGAATGGCAGCCAGAGCAGCACAAGGACGGATTGGGGCATCATCGCCTGCATCGACGAGGCCGCTAACTGTGCTGTGGCATGGTGCGGATACAACGTCATCGCGTCGGATACCGGGACCGCGTACCGGCAGACGTGGATCATGGACTTGGCAACGCGCGTGTGGCGCCTTGGGCCGGGCGTGTCGCTGGGGCATACGGTACCACCGGCCGAATTGGCGGTGCGCGAGAAGCTGATGTATGACCCGATAGGGCGCAGGACGCTACTAACGCTTGGGACAAGCGGTATCACGCAGGTGTGGGAGCTGCGGATCGCGCCCATCGGCGGCATCATCACTAGTTTCCCGTTGCCGGCCTCGAGCGGCAGCACGTATGGCGTGAATTATTATCAATTCCCATACGTCAACAACAGTGCCAGCAAGCATACGAACATGGCTTATTGCCCGCTGGATAACAGGCTGTATGTGACCGGCGGAGATACGCCATCCTCCGCAACAGATGGCACGTGGTCAATGAGTTTGGCCGATGGGTCATGGCGGCTCGATGTTGGACGCCCGTCGTATCCGACGCTTGCTGCTCCACATGCCTACCAGGACGGGGCGTTGTTCGTGTGGATGCCGTCGCGCAATAAGTTCCTGTTCTTCGGCGGTGCCGTGTTTGGGTACGAGGCGCCCGGGAGCAACATCTACAACTATTCGAGCGGTTACTGGACGTATGACCCGATAGCTGGAACGTGGGCGCAGATTGCAGCGTTCTTCAGCAATCCGACGCTATCCAATGCTGTGAGCGGTACGGGTAACGAGTTCGGCGGGACATACGACGAGGACACGGACACGGTTTACGTGCTGCATGACCCGTCCGAGGGTTCGTACGCCAAGCGGTACAACATCGGGACTAATACGACAGACAGCAATGTGTCGTATTCGGTGCCGACGCTATCCGGGTTCCCGGGCTGCTATTTCACCAAGACGCGACAGTGCAAGGTCGGGCGGTACATCTACACGACCGGGTATTACACGAACGGGATCAGCCAAGCACCGGCCAACAACAAGCCTGCGCTATTCCGGTGGGGGATTGATGATCACACGTTTGTGCGGCTGACGGCGCCGCCTGATTTCACGACGAACGTGAAGGATTTCGAGCTTACCCTGTTCGCGTCCAACGGCAAGATTGTGCATCCGCGCCGGTACGGGCCCGATGGCGAAATGCCCGAGGGCGTGTACGTCTACGACCCGGCGAGCGACACCTGGGAGACGGATACCAAGACGCCGGCATACGGGGCGTGGATATTTAACAGCGGGTGCGAGATTCCAGATGGGCGCGTTGCCATGAGCGGCGGCGTGTTCGGGCGGCAGCAAACCCATATGTGGTTCTACGAGGCTACCTGATGGCGATTGCGTACGTTAACAGCACGTCGCACACCGGCGATTTCGTGTCGAGTCTGACCAAGGCGCTAGACGCTGGCACGGACGACAACAGGTGCGTGCTGGTGCTGGCGATTACGGATCGCGGGGGGGCTACGACGATCAGCAGCGCGACGTACGGTGGCGTGGCGATGACCGCGCACACGGCGTTTACCAGTACGATTTCCGCATATGACGCGCGCCTGTTCTATCTTGCTGGTGCTGCCAGCGGCTCGAACAATATCGTGGTGACGTATAGCGACGCCAACACGAAGCCCAAGTTATTCGCGGTTGCGTACTCTGGTGTAGATGGCACAACTCCGGTAGATCAGCTTACGAACTTCTCGACCGGATCGCTAGGTAATGCGCCGTCGCAAACCATCGCCAGCGCATCGGGGAATCTGGTCGTGATGATGGTAGCAAACGACCAATCAAGGACGGGGACGCCGGGATCGCCAGCAAATGAGCGGTTCGACGGGCTTCTCGGCAACACGATTTACTATGCGCAGATTCTAGACGAGGCCGGCGACACTAGTGTGACCATTGATGAAACGTTGAGTGGTAACACAGAGTATTGGGGTACTGCGCTGGAGCTGAACGCGGCTGCCGCTGCCGGCGGCGTTCCCAAGACTAACCGGCTTTTGATGGGGGTAGGCTAAATGGCTGTTGCCGCGCTCGATATTGCGTGGCTGGCCGGTATTCTGGAGGGGGAAGCCTGTTTCTGCATTGGGTCGCGCAAGGTTGGCGAGAAAACCTATAAGCGCATCACGATCCAACTGGTAATGACGGACAAGGATATTGTCCAGCGGGTTGCTGGGCTGTTTGGTACCCGTTGTTGTGATATGCCGTGGCGCGATGGGTCGGTAAAACCGACATATCGTGTTGCGTGTACTGGTGACCGCGCAGCCGGATGGATGATGACGGTCTATCGCTTCATGGGCGAGCGCAGGCAGCAGAAAATCAAGGATTGTCTGTTGGCGTGGCGACGTTCTCCGGGCAGGACTAACTTACAGCGGGCAACCGCCAGGCTAGAGGTGGCCTAAAAATCGCTGACAATTTCGTGGCAAACGCAGGCAGTGGCGGATCGACCTTCGCGGCCGACGATATCTCGTCGGTCCTGTACCCGCGCGTCAAGATTTCGGCGGGCGCGGACGGCAGCGCGACGGACGTATCGAGCGCGGCGCCGCTGCCGGTGCAAAGCATCGGCATGGCGACCAATGGCCTGTCCCTGTTCCGGTCAATCGACCTTGACGAATCCGAGGAGGAAGTCAAGGCGACGGCGGGCACCGTTTACGGGCTGTGGTTCTCCAACATGGCTACATCGTCGCGCTTCCTGAAGTTCTACAACGCGACGGCCGCGAACGTTACCGTTGGCACGACGACGCCGGTCCTCACGCTGGCGCTGCCGGGGAACGCCTCGGACGATATCTCGGGCGTGTTCAGTATCGCGCAGGGGATCAAGTTCGACACGGCGATCACGGTAGCCGCGACGACGGCCATTGCTGACAATGACACGGGCGCCCCGAGCGCGAACGATGTCATCGTTAACGTGTTCTATGTTTGACGAGCTTGCGCTGGCAGCGGTGCAGAGGCGCTACGCCGAGTTGGTAACGGCGCTGCTCGATGGGAAGGCGTTGTCGCGCGGGGAAGTGTTGAAGCACGCTGCCTGCATCGGAGCCAAGTACCAGACGCCGCAGATTGCTGCGGTCATGCAACGTAGGGGGTAAGACATGGCGGGGTTCGCTCCTGCCCCGCTGCCGCACCTGTCGCTGGTACTTGAGGAGGTCGTAACAGGCTCTTCGGGCGAAGCGGCATTCCTGCCGCACGTCGGCCTCGTATTCGAGCCGAATCAGTTCACGCTGACGTGCGAGGCGGGGTCGTA